TACGTTGCCTTGAAAAAATGAAAGATCATTCTTTGATATAAATTCATAAGGTTGAATTTTAAATTTTTTATAATGAGATCCCCCTATTTGTTTATCTTGTGGAAATGAATCTTCGAATATATCTTTATTTGTCATAGTTGATATTCCTTTAATATTTTTTTTGCTTTCAGTTTATATAAATTATTTCTTGCTCTCGTGATACCCACGTACCACACTCTATGCTCTTCATCTTGTTTGTCAACACTTAGACGAATACCTTTTTGTACTTTAGATCCTTGGTGTAAAGATAATATTACATTGTCTTCTTCACCACCTTTTGCTGCATGAATTGTAGATAACCACACCCTTGCATTTTGGGAAAGTATTTCACCTCCAGAAATTATATTTCGAATATAAAGTATTTCTTTCTGATCACCAACGAAGATATCATACCAATTTTTTTCAGGATTCCAATCGCCACTGGGAATAAAATCTACTACGTCATTGATTTCTTTTTCTTCTAACTTACCTTCACGTATCCATTTAGTGTAAGTCATCGCTGCATTATACATTCCAACATTAAAACTTTTACCTTTGTTAGTTTGATAATAAATATTTTTAGATTTTAATTGTTTTGCAATCTCTAATAAATTGCTTTTAGTTCTAGTAAGAATTAACCATTTACCTTTGGTAAGATCCACTTGCCCTAAATTACTTATGTACTCTGCATGACCTTCTTCACTTCTTGGCAGGTATTCTTTATGTTTCCTGATGCCTAATATACGATCTACTGCTATTTGAGATTGTCGCTGTACAGCTTTAGATACTCTCCTTGAATATCTTAAAACTTTTTCATTAGCAGGTTCTCTAATAAATCTATTTACATCAGCACCAGCCCAAGCAAATATAGCTTGATCATCATCCCCAGCTAGGTACATATCTTCACATTTTTCTTTTAATTTATCATACAATTTCCATTGTAATGGAGACAAATCTTGAGCTTCATCAATAAAAATAGCTTTAAACTTAGGAATTTTATTAGACTCAACAGCTTGTGTAATTAAATCATTAAAGTCTAACAGATGATTTTTCTTTTTGTATTCTTGTAAGTTTATATAAATGTGTCTTAGTGTAGGCCAATATATTTCTTTTCTATCATGGTCATTAAGATTGTATTCATCTTCAATACTTATATTTTTATTAATAGCTTTACCTATCATTTGAAAATAAGGATTGTTACAAGTTAAAAAATGAGTTTGCTCATCATTATACTTGTCACTAAAACTAACTCTCACATTTAACATCTTACCTAAATCTTCATAGTGATGAGGTTGAATAATATCTTCTTCAGTTTTATTTAACAAATGAAAACAAAATGCATGAAGTGTTTGAAAGTATGGAACTTCTTTTTCTTCTACACCAATTCTTTTCCTAGCTTCAATGGCAGCCTTCTTAGTAAAAGCAAAGTAACCTATCTTATGATAAGGTGTACCTGTTCTAACATAGGCATTAACTCTACGAATTAATCTAAAAGTTTTACCTGTCCCTGGAGGACCATATATTTTAATTGGTTTTTTCATCAGGTCTTTCAAATATATCTGTTAAACTACCTTTGAATCCAAAACTACCATGATGAGTTGTTTCTCCATCTACTACAGCATAAAATTTAAAACCTGCAGCTGTAGCAATATTAGAAAAATGTGTATCTTCTCCCCACCAGTGACCTGACTGTTGATCAAAAACTGTGTCCCAAAAATTATACAAAAGTTTATTTGCTTCTTCAGATATAATTTCTTTTTGTTTAATTTTTAATTGAGGATGATCATACATTAATTTTTCATATACTTTTTTATGTATCAAAGTTAAACCTGCTGGACCTACTCTAATTTCAGTCAATCCTTTGTTATCTATTTGAATATCTGTAGGATCTTTAAATTGCACTGAATATTTAACAGAGTTGTCTTGTGTTTTTTTTCTGTAAGGAACACATATCAAATCTTTATTTGCTACAATCATTCTACCTACAACTTTAGCATCAAACTCTACATCTGAATCTACAAACAATTGATAATCCATACCTGATTCTAAAAACATTGCAGTTAAAACATTTCTTCCATACCCAACGTAAGGACATTTAAATGTACTTATAGTAGATTTTATTCCTGCTTTGGTAAACGTATCCATTAATTTTATTAATGATAAACATGTTGATACTTGCATGGTGTCATATGTAGGCATGCATACAAATACACTTGGTATTTTTTTCTTCGTCATACTATGTACTCCTTATCTTCTATTGTTATTTTTTCGTCTGGTATTTCTTCTTTCATTAAATCAGTAGCAGGCATTTTTATACACCTGACTGGAGGAAATGACTTTTCATTTTCTCCCTTAGGAAATCTTTTTTGAGCACCAAACTCTCCTTTAAAATATGTTTTAACTAGAGTAGCAGTCCTTGGTCTATCCTGTGTCCATTCATTTCTTTTTATCTCTTCATAAAATTTATCATAATCAAAGTAATAATATTCATCTTCTTTTAATACTGCCCCACTTTTAAATGAAGCATATGTTTTTGCCTCTGGTCCGTTAACATAATCCTCTAAATATTTCTTTAACATCTCAATCGGATTAGTACCAGTAGGTGGTTTAATATCCTCTTTAGTAGCCCATAGAGCGTCCAGGATAGGCTGGTATTCATTATTCTTAATAATGGGAGGGAATATTGACGTTTGGTCTGCTATGAGCGCTCTCATCTCTTTCATTTCAGCTATCTTTTTTATATGTTTTGCATGTATTTGAACCACTTTGCTATCAGATAGTTCTACATTAAAAAAATATTCTGGATCAGGTTTGTAAGCTATCCTAATTAAACCTGATATCTGAGGCCAACTACTTTCTTGGTGACTACCAATACCAAATTTTCTACGTAGGCAAGTTCCTTTTGCACAATAAGAAGAGATAGGTAAGTCATGACAGGTATGTCCAGCTGTATCTTTGTCCCAACTTTTTATTTTTTGATTTACTTTGTCATCACCCCACACTTCATCATACTTAATAAACTCTCTTGCAGCATTTAAAACTTTTTTACCCCACTCATCTTTAAATTTTTTCTTAGCGAACACCATGTAGTTAAATAAAAATCTATCTCTCTCATCTTTTAATTTGTTCCCTGATTCCTGAACCTGTTTGCATATCATCTGTAAACATGGAGGACCATCTAATAAATCATCAGGTCCACCTGTTAATATTTCTTTTACTTTTTTATCAGATACTTCTTTTAATGATTCTTTTGTTTGCAAATTATCTTTGACTACATTTAAAAAATCTTCAAACTCTAATTCTTTTCCATCAGGTAATAATGCTTTACGTTCTTTCTTTTTAAAATAAGGTAAGTTAATAAATGAACCAGAGGTTCTTACGTTGTCTTGGTTCATACCTAGTTGTGTTTGTTTAGGAAATATTTCTGTCTTAGATGATAGCCCAAATAAGAATAATAAGTTTTGTAAAAATTCTCTGATTAAAGTTGCAGGTACTTTTTCTTTTGTAAAAACATAAATGTGAAGTCCATTACTTTTTGATTTGATTGGTACTACTGGTAGTTGTTTGTCTTGAATTACTTTTAAATAATGTCCAATATCAAAACTAGAATAGTCAGAGGGATCAATATCAATTGCACCAAAGCTAGCCATACCATTATCATCACAGGCTTGTACACCTATTGCACGTTTACCATCTAAGTGATCTTGATAATCTTGATCAGATATATTTCTTTTAGACCAACCATAATCACCTGGATCAAATTTTAATTTGTTTGTTTGTGGATCATGATAACCATTGTTTACATTACAGAAACCAAAGTCTCTTTCTAGTCCACCAAAATATTTTCTAAATTCTTTCATAATTTATACGGCGCCTCCAGTCTCCCTTCAGCGCCGTTGTCATAACAGTGTATTATACTATGTCTTCTTGTTTTTGACTAGCATCATATTTAGGTTTAGCAGTACCCTTAGAAACTTGTTTCTGAAGTTTCCCTGCTATCTCGTAAATAGACGCATCATTTTTATCTGACGCATCAAGAAGTCTAACTCTTGATGGTTTATAAACATGCCAGCTTTTACTTCCAGAAACTTTACCCATTGTATTTAATTTATACACAGATGAATAAGTTGCTGGATTATAAGAACCACCATCATCATTGAATCTAAGATTCGTAATAAGATTATTTAGTTCTCTCGCTGGAGACAAATTAGAAGATCTCATTGGGATCACTGCAGGTTTTAACTCACCATCTACCATTGCTAGTACATAGAAGTATGCAGTTTTCTCAACATAGTTACCATTTGGTAATCTGTATCTTCCATTTCTTTCTTCCACAGCATCGGCTGGAATTTCTAAGTGAGTCGCTACCGGAGCAGACGAACTCTCTCCTCTTTCCTGCCATTCAGGATACCTAGTTTGAGTATGAGCAACTACAACATCTAATCCCTCTTCCCCATTTATAAGTTTACCAAACCCTGATGCATAAATCATACCAGGTTTAGATCCTTCTACATGTTTTGAATCTCTTTCATTACATTCTGGAGAGAGTTGGTGTAAGATTTTAAGAATCGGTGTTGACACGTCATCTGCTTTAATCTCCTCAGCTCCTTTACCTGCATCTGCTCTGAAATTGATTGTTGCCAATGCACCTGCATTAGCCTTCTTTGTTACTTGACTTTCCATAGTTTACTCCTTTGTTAGTCTATTGTTTTGGTTTGTTAGTTATTTTCGTTCGATATCCATCAAACGTACTAAAGTACTCTGAAGGAATCTTACCACCACGTGAATGGAAATCCTCCAGAGCAACTCTTAAAGTCGAAGCATGAACAGCAACTTTTTGTTCCGGTTCATAACCTTGACCTTTTGCAAGGGTAGCATATTGCTGCGCCTTGTTATCTTCGTCCTTTCCAAACCTTACTGTGATTTCATTTTTCACAATATTGCCTAGTCCGTTTTCTCGAAGCCATTGATATGCCTCTGGTCTTTTCTCAGCTAACGCAGTGGCAAAAAATTTATTTGATATTTCTATCTCAGAACCATCTTTTAATTTCATAGTTTTAAGATTCATAGTGTTCATCATATCTGGAATTACAACTTCAGAAAAATAAGTTTCACTTTCTTTAAGATCTTTAATTCTGTCCTGGTAATTTTGAATTTGTTCTTGAATGTCTTGGAGTTTTTTTATTTCCTCTGAAAGTTTTTCAGGGTCTGTCTGTGTCACCTGACTAGGCGCATCAGCTCTAAAGTTTATTGTCATTTTATTCCTTAATAGTTTAATAGTTTAAATTTATATTTGCACTATCCTATATAAAGATATAATTTTTATTGTCAACTAGTTTTGAAAAATATTTAATTCGATTGGGTAATAAGAAAATTGTCTTCTATCATATTTTAATAATTTAAATTTACCGTTTGTAATTTCTGAAGCTACTGCACAGACCACACCAATTATGGCAGGATCGCCATAAAGTAATAAATGATCATCTGTTGTAAAATTTTTTAATGAATTTTTTATTTCCATTACCATTGGCCCTGGAGAAAATTGCATTTGTTTTAAACGTGGAAACATAATCTTAATTTTGCCATACTTTAATGCAGGTGTAATATCAATTTTAGGTTTACCAGCTTTTTCTGGATGAAATTTATCATCCTCTCTATACACAGGTATTTCTTGCACTAAGTAAACTTCAGGATCTTTTTTAGTCACCTGATCCATCATTTTTTTATAATCTTTTATATCCATTGACTTTTTTCTTTCTATGCACTATATAACTTTTTAGAAAGAAAAGTAAATGTTAAATTATAAATTTAAAACTGAGCCTTATGCTCATCAACAAAAAGCCTTAGAGCGTTCTTGGGACAAAGAATATTTTGCGTACTTTATGGAAATGGGTACAGGTAAATCTAAAGTTTTAATTGATAATGCAGCGATGCTTTACAATCAAGGTTCA